GTAAGCCCAAGCGTTATAGTTGAGCACTCGGTCCTGCGAGGGTACAGGTTTAGCGTCAAATATTGAGATTGAGCAATACATCCAATAGGACTTACGGAAGGAATTTAATTTGTTGTTGTGATATTTTTCAGCACTCTTCTTAGAGATTTATCATTGCGACAGTAGTTTGCTAGTGGAGCAACCTCTCACGAGGGCTAAGGGTCCCCCCCTTGCACTACACATGTATTTTACGAGCTTTATATTAGAAAGCTTTAACGGCGAGCGTTACATTGGCGAAGGTCGCCCTGAATACGACGAGCGTTACACTTACGGTTTCAACTTGGCTCCGGCCTATCAGTGTGAACCTTGTGATTACGTTCCAACCAGACAAGAGTTTTTGCAAGCTGGTTCAGATCGTTGGGCTTGGCTCAACATTAGACAAACAGAAGGAAGACGAACCATTCGCAATCCACGACTTGACACAGTCAACGTGTTGATTGGTTTGTTAGGTTCTGCAATTGACGGTTTGCGTTGTGTTACTATTTACAGACGTTGTTTTGCAGTTCGACATTTGCCCGGAAGACATAATGAAGAAGGCGACATCCGCTTTAGATGCGATTACAAAGGAAAGCTACGATTCTTCACAGTATCCCCTCCTGAATACATTGAGTCAACACCTGACGCATGGTCGCCCCATGCATTGGCCGGAGGTCAACACCACTCAAGACACTGCACACACGACCAGTACTTGGTCTTTACCTCCAGCGAAGGACACTACTGGCCAAAGCAGATCTTCCACGAATTTGTGTACAGACCAGAAGGAATCAGACTCATCAATCAGAAAGACTTCACCACATCAGAAGTTGAAATCGAGTTGGCAGAACTTTTCCTCAAAGTTGACAGAAACGCTTGGAAGGACTACTTCTGGGACCCGCGTCCACCCCGCAGAGCACACCAAATCGGAGACTGTGTTTCGTTCTACTACCCACGTGAACATAACACCTCAGTTTCGGTCGAAGAGTTGGGACTCAGTACGCCAACGTTTTTATGCAACGCACCACACCGTGGAGGATGCATGGGGTACGGATGCGTCATGCACCGGACGTTCATCTCGGATAAGCTCTGCATCACGCGAGTCCGTGACCCCAAGTGTGACCCAGCCGACAACAACATTACCATCGATGTCGATCAAAACCAGCTTACAGTCGCTCACGATCAACGATGTGCTTTCGTGGCTCTCACAAATAAAGCCACTCAATGCTATTCCGTTGATACGAGCTCTCTGGTCTTCCACATCTTTGGCCCAAGCGGCGCATTACGCTTTTAGGTTACTCGAACTTTGGAACTGTTACTGGAACTTCGGACTTGAATTTTTGAAACATGTTGCTACTTTAATTGCTGATGCTTTGCGTAGATTTTTTCGTGTTTGTTCTGATTTTGCTGCCTTTGTTGTTGAACAATTTACAGATGGCAAGACGCCAGCCTTTGTTAAAACCACAGATGAGCGCACTATGCGATATAGTGATTTACTTGCTCAAGACCGTGACGATGAGATGCATTTCCAAGGGATTGGAGATATGTTTAAGGACATTAGTAGTGGTGAGTTGGACAATAACGAGATTGCGACTGCCGTTTTAGCCATGGCTGCCCCTGTAGTGATGCTCATGACGGGAGCTAAAATCACTTCAGGTGAGAGTGTAGCCAAGACTATAGTCAATCTTGGAAACCTCTGTCGAGGACTTAAGGGAATTGGAGATTCCTTCGATGGATTGTCTGGACTTGTTAGAAGCACTGTTGGAAGTTTTCTTGGTTTGGAAGATAGATCACCGCGTGGCCAACTTGTGAAGAAGTTGGAAGCTTTGAGAGTTAGACTTGAAAACAAACGGACGAGACTTGAGAATGATCCAACCATTGTTGCGAGTGAAACTGAGTTTATTAAGGATTTGAATTTGGACCTGGTTGAGGTTAACCAAATGCACGTCACAATTGCTCAGTCAACGGAAAATCTTGCTGGTTTACATCAAATGCTCATGATAGTCAAGACGTTGTACACTGAGCTTAATGCTAAGTATGATGCAATCATGAGAACAATTGTTGGCAAGCAAGTGCCTGTTGTCATTTATTTGTATGGAGAGTCTGGCTGTGGAAAATCTGAGATGATTAAAGCTATAGTCAAGGAACTTAGTGCTTATCATGGAGAGACGTTGTTGACTTACACTCGTGCAAAGAATGACGCTTATTGGAGTAAATATGCAGGTCAGAAGATTGTGGTCTACGACGATTTTAACTCAACAGTTGAATGTGTGGATCATGCAGAGATGAATGAAATTTACTCAGGATCGTCTTATTTGTTGCCAATGGCTGCGGTGGAAGAAAAGGGGACAAGGTTTCGTAGCACTTATGTGCTCATTGCCTCAAATCATTCTTTCGTTGCAAGGTCTAAAGTGTTGACAAATCCAAGAATTCTTGATCGACGTCGTGATTTTGTTGTAAGAGTGACGGATCCAGTACCAATACGTGGAAATCAAAATTCACATCCTCGTGATCATTACCAGCCCGACTTCAGTCATGTTGAGTTGATGAGAATGGCACACTTTCCGCAAGGAGAACAATTGCCGCAGATTGAACCAGTTTCTTTCTTGCAAATCGTCAATGAGGCGTTTACCTTACACCAGGAACGTACTGCTGCTTATGATCAGGAGGTCACCCAGCGCTTCGCTGCACTGGTTCAACGACCACCTTTGCCACAACCAGTTCCTCGCGCACCACCTGCACCGATGCAACTTGGTCAGCCGGTTTTTGACAATCCGGCACCACGTGGCATGCAGAATCATCGTGGAGGAAATCGTGGTCGTGGACAAAATATGGGTCAACGTGATCCCATGATGTTTGTCCCACATTGGCAACGTGATCAGCGTCCACCGCAGGGCGGTCGTTTTCAGATGGATGAGGACGTTTGGATGAGGGATGATGACTTTCATGCGCAGGGAGCACAAACAACAGGAACAACAGCACCAGTTTATGTTTTGTTTGGACCACCTGGTTGTGGTAAAACTGAAGTCCTGAAAGGGATGGCAGGCCGAGCAGAGTGTTACGATGAATTCTGTGACAGCGAAGAGCGTTTTTCATTTGTGTTGGATCTTGTTTGGCGTACCTATAATGGAGAACTTAAGAAGCCACTAGTTTTAGCTGCAAATGAGTCCATGTTCCGAAGACGTACCAAGGAGTGGAAAACTGAAGACCACGATCGTTTCTTTCGACGGTTGACTACTTTCTACTACTCGTTCACTCGAGTTGGTGGATTGTTGTCTCGAACAGCAAAACCTTCTGATTGGGACAATGCAGAGTGGACACCCCAGCAACGAACTGATGCATACATGAAATATGTTAAAGTGTACCGGCAAGTTGGCCTAGCTTCACGTGTTCAAACCTCTTGTGTGACAGTTTTACAACAGCTTCAAGATGTCAAGCCAGTGGTACACGTTGTGGAAGATGGACAGCCATTCACAATGCATGACCAGGTTGGAAAGGCAGATCACGTTTACTGGATGAAGGCAAAGACGACTGACAAGGTGCCACATTCGGTTTTGGACCTTGCAGGTATTGTACACACTTCAGTTGGTGAGCTCGACGTGTTGAAGGTTGTAATGACCCACATGTTGCAGTGGAAGTTGGCGTACAGTAATCATTTCTTTGATACATGGGCTAGTGCTTTTGCAGGCTTTGGATGTATTAGGCCTCCTTATACTGGTCCTTCAATGGAAATCCAGTTTGAGGATGGTATCTCTTACCTTTGTTGGTCGGAAAACGGAGTGTTGTTGATGGATCAGATCCGTGCGCGCACACCTATGCCAGAAGACCTGCCTTGTGTAGCTGAGAGTCATTCATTCAAGCTCATGGAATACACGAAAGACTTGCCGTGGTTGGATGTTGTTGGGTTCCTTATCAAGATAGCAGTTGGTGTTGGACTTACCTTCTTTGTGGATCACAAGAAGGTAGAGAAGTTTGATGCAGAAGGCTGGGGAGATGAAGAAGACGAACGCACACTTCAGGCTTATGGCGAAGTTGAAGAGGAGGAACGTGCTGCTTTGGCTGCTTTTCAACAAAAACGTTCTCGTGCTAGTAGAGAAAACACGCGGAAAGTGGGTTCAGACCCATCAGGTAGTGGTGTTTTCCGTTGGCGTGGTTCCGAGGACATTGTGAATGAAGCAGTTAAACGACGAACTTTAGGCACTTATAGTGAAGGTTCTCGTTTTGTGGTACCAGACCAGTTGAACGTTGAAGGAAGAACTTCCGCAGATCAATCAGAGCAAGGTCTCATTAGGAAGTTGACAAAGCCTAAGATTGTGATCTTTGAGGATAAACCAGGAGTTGTTGTCGAGCAGTTCCATGCGGAGGCTAGTGTTGATCCAGGAGCGCGTACAGTGATGGTGACAGTGGTTCGAAATCAGGTTCAATTGTTAGACGCAGATCAGAAGTTCTTGTGCTTTGGAGTTGGACTCAAGGATCGTTTGTGCATGAGTGTTTTGCACATCAAACCTTTCGTCAGTTTTGTGAAGAAGGCTGATGTTGTTTATCAGGTTGAGAAAACCGTTGCTGAAATGGAAAATCGCGACGTTTGGTTCTTTACACTTGAGAAAACAGCACCAATGTTTCCTGACATCACACAACATTTGATGAAGAAGCAGTCAACCAAAGCTAGTTTTACAGGAAGTTTTGGGTTCTTTGTGCAGAAGGTGTCGACCGAGATCATGTGTAGAGTCATTTCCTTGGAGGAGATCACGATCAAGACAGTGGATGGACATAAAGTACACGGACTCACATACATTGGACACAGTGATGGTTTTAGCATTTCACCAATTGAAACAAAGAACGGAGATTGTGGTTCACCAGTTATTTTAGTGAATTCCGCATATCCTCAGAAGTTTATTGGTTTCCATTGTGCTGCTAGTAGTAACATTGGCATGTGCACGTATGTTTATCAAGAGGACGTGCCAATGTTTGGACAAGCTACTAAGAGTGACATTGTTGTGCTGAGACATCAGAACGTGGAATTGTACGATGAACCGTTGGAGATTCCTGGTAGACACATCGTGATTGCTGGTCGAACAGCAGATGGTTTTCAGCAGGGTTGTCCTCCTAAGACACATTGGTGGCCTTCACCCTTTCGTGGCCTTGACATAGGAGTTCATTTCGAACCTGCTGTGCTTTCTGAGAAGGATCCGCGCAATTCATTGCCATATGCGCCGATTGTGAATGGTATCTTGAAGTATGATATTGCACCACGCCAGATTGATGAAAAGTTGTTGCAGCGTGCGGTTTTGGATATTTCTGGGCACATATCAGATGTGTTTCATCAACACAATGTGCAGCTGAAAATCCTAACCAAGACTGAAGCAATTAATCGGACTACGCAGTATCCAGCAAGTAATCCCATTTATAGACAGACTTCAGCCGGCTTTCCGTGGACTTCGAAGGGTGTGCACAAAAAAGATGTTTTGTTCCAGTTTGATGGAGACATCTTTCACATTGCCAAGACACCTCTTGGTGAGGAGTTGCGACACGCGTGTGATCAGTTAGTGAGTACAGCTAGACGTGGAGAGCGCTCAGCAGTTGTCTTTTCTGCAGCAAATAAAGACGAACCTCTGAAACCAAGTAAGATTGTGGACACGAACACAAGGTCAATTTTGTCCAGTCCAATCTGCTACACGATAGTACATCGACAGTATTGTCATGCATTTTCAGCAGTAATGACTGGTCTTCACCCTTTCTTGCCAATCAAGATAGGAATTGACCCCACTGGCAACGATTGGGAATTGTTGCATGCTTGGCACGCCCGCATTGGAGAGCGCGGGTTTGCAGCGGATTTCAAAGCCTGGGATGCTAGGTTACATAGACAAGTGCTGTTAGCTTGTGCTGACATCATGAATAATGTCTATCGTGACTGTGACCCACACTTCGAGGAAGTAGACAACACGATCCGCACGTCTCTGTACAAATGCATGGATGGTGCGTTTGTTTTGTACCGTGGTTTGATTTTGCAAGTGCCTGGTGGACAGATGACCGGACAGCCACAGACGGCGTTGGACAATTCGCTGGCGAATTGGATATACACCTACATGGCTTGGTTAATGATTGAAGGGGAGCGATCGACGTTTTCGGATTTCCTCAAATCCGTGGCATGTTCTTTCTACGGTGACGACAATATGATGACAGTTGACTTTGTCGTCTCAGAACGTTTTCACTTTGAAAGTTACATTGCCCAGTGTGCAAAGCTCGGTTTGGACGTTACGCCTGCAGATAAGTCGGGAGTTGTGAAGAGATTGCAACCCTTGGTGGACCTCACCTTCCTGAAACGCTCTTTCTATAAAGAGCCAGGTGTGTGTTTTTACCGGGGGTCGCTTGACATCAACTCGTTGCAGCGAATGTTGGACTTTACCACAGGTCGCCCACACCTGTACTACGACGACCCAGAGGCAGTTAGTTGGGATGGAGCTCTCATCACCGACGTCGTCAACAACATACTACGCGAGGCCTTCCTGCATGGAAGAGAGCGCTTCTCGCAAATACGTCAACACATTTTCGCAAAGGCGCGACAATGGGGGATTCGGTTTGACAAACCAATCCACACGTGGGGAGACGTTTACGTCATCCTCTACTGTTAGAAACTACTGACAGAGTCTTTGTTCCGTTAATATATGTTGTATTTGTACATTTACTTACATTGCGATCATTTCATTCTACATGCATCATGTCAGCCCCAGCAGTGCCCAGCGGAGATGGAACAACTGTGGACCCAGATTTGACGCGTACAGCTCCAGTTTCGACCTTGAGAGCAGGAGAAGAGAGCACCAAGCGAACTTTAACAGAACACTCAGGTCAAGCGAACAGGCCGGATCAGTATATATACGATCACTATTTGCATCTGACGACGTTTACATGGTCCGTAACACAAGTCCCGGGAGTTTTGCTTTGGTACTCGCCAATCCATCCACGGTTCGCCAACCCAGTCGCCTCATACTTGACAGCCATTTACAACGCCTGGAGTGGAGGACAGGATTTCCAATTCAAGATAGCTGGAACTGGTTTTCATGCGGGATCCATTGCGTTCATCCGATTGCCGCCGAACATTCATCCCCGCACTGTCACTGCACCCCAGGCTTTCACCCACTTCGAGTGGTCCCTGATGGATCCGAAGGCAATGGACCCGCAGGGATTCGAGGTGATGGATCAGCGCAACATCCAGTACCATTACACAGGTGCTTACGATGAAACCGATCCTTCTACGTTTGGTGGTTACCTTGCAGCTTACGTGCTCATGACGTTGAATACATCTGCAACAGGTAGTCAGGCGATTTCAGTGATGGTCTTGAATAAGATGAATGCCAATTTCAACGTAGCGCAACCAATGCCTTTGTCGATAGATTTAGGACCAGTGACCTTTGCAAGCTACGAAGCCATCTTGGCGCCACATGTTGTCTTCCACACGCCACAAGATCACAAGGCTGCACTCTATTTGTACGCAGATCCAACTGCTACAGTTGTTGGACGTCCTGGACTCATCATGGTCAACCTTAACGGACATGCGAAATATCCTTACCAAGCACTTCACGGAACTGTCACGGAACGTAGTACAGCTGGTACTGGATTAATTCGCACAGCTTGGCACGATGAAATCTTGGCACCTGGTTATGCCTCTGACCTGCTTGCAACTGGTCAAGTTGGTGCACCAATAGGCAATGTTGGACTTAGTGTCATGTACGTGCAGGGAACTGCTCCAGCCACGGTGAACGGCATAATGGCTTTTGTTGCTTCACCATACACGTTGCCTATTGCAAA